CAAGGATTGAAAAAGACCTTGATAAAATCGAAGAAGTCAATCAAGCTGTAGTCAAGCAAACTGCTTCTGCTCAAGAGCAAGCTGATAAGATCGCTCGAATGGAAAAAATGTTGTCAAGACCTATTTCTTCAAAAAGTGAGCAAATCAAAGTCGATGAGCAAAAACAAGCGTTCGACAACTATTTGAGAAAAGGAAAAGACAATATAAGTCCAAACGAGTTAAAAGTTTTGACAGCGTCTAACGACACAGCAGGTGGTTATTTGGCTCCACCTGAATATGTTAGAGAGCTGACTAAAACTATAACAGAACTATCACCAATTAGAAGTATCTCAAGAGTAAGAAGTACGACTAATAGATCAGTTCAAATTCCAGAAAGAACAGGACAATTTTCTGCTGTGTTCGTAGCAGAGCAAGGAACTCGTTCTGAAACTACTGGATATGCGACTGGTTTAAGAGAAATACCTACTCATGAGTTATATGCTTTGGTTGATATTTCAGAGCAAGAGTTAGAAGATTCAGTCTTCAATCTTGAGCAAGAAATGTCTCTAGAGTTCGGTGAGCAGTTCGCAAAAGCAGAAGGTACTGCATTTGTAAGTGGTAATGCTGTAGGCAAACCAGAAGGGTTTTTAACAAACTCTGAAATCGGCACTGTAAATTCAGGTGCTGGTGCTGCATTAACAGCAGATGGTTTAATATCATTATACCATGAACCAAAAGCAGAGTACGCACAAAATGGTACATTTGTATTTTCTAGAAGTACATTGGCTGCTATCAGAAAACTAAAAACTGATAGTAATGACTATGTATTCCAACCAGGAAATCAATTGTCTGGTGGTATGGTAGCAACTATTTTAGGTGCTCCTTACATCCAAGCAACAGATATGCCAGCAGTGGGTGCAGGTAATAAACCAATCGCTTTCGGTGACTTCAGAAGAGGTTATATGATAGTTGACAGAGTAAATTTAGCGATCTTAAG